CCTGCGGGCGCCCTGAGGGGTCCCAGCAGAATCTGCCTTAATTTTGCCACAATTCGCCCCCGTCCCCCTTACAGCAAAAGGGGTCCCAAAATATTTACCTTTACAGCTAGTTTTAGACATAGATGTGGTATAAAATTCATTTCACGTTAAACAGAAGTCTAAAAAAATTCTGCAAAAAATTTTATGAAACAAGAAATTATAGATAAGCTTCCACCAGACGTCCGTAAAGAGTTTATGAAGTATGCGATTAAACTCGACCAGAAAAAAACTGAAAACAAAGTCAAATCTGATTTTCTTACTTTTGTAAAACATGTTTGGCCTGAATTTATAGAAGGTGATCATCACAAAAAAATTGCAGAAAAATTTAACCGTTTGGCAAACGGCAAATCAAAAAGAATTATTATTAACATGCCACCAAGACATACAAAGTCTGAGTTTAGTTCTTATCTTCTGCCTGCTTGGATGGTGGGACGTAAACCAGATTTAAAAATTATTCAAACAACTCACACAACTGAATTAGCGATCCGCTTTGGACGTAAAGCTAAAACTTTAATTGATAGCCCTGAATACCAATCTGTTTTTAAAACTAGACTTAGAGAGGACAGTCAAGCTGCAGGTAAATGGG